CCCACAACCGCCCCGGACCCGTCCCCGCGCACGGACGCGCCACGGCAGGGGCACACACGAGCGGCCACGCCTCCGGGACGGGCACACGGCCGCCACCCACCACCGAACGCCCCGCGCACACCGCCGGGGCCTGCGGCATGCCCGCACACCCCGACCACGGAGGCCACCATGCCCGAGCAGACGCCCAGCGTGGGCCGGATCGTCCTCGTGCCCATCGAGCCCGAGATGAACAACGGCTCGGACGTGGCGCCCGCCATCATCACCCGCGTCTGGTCCGACACCACCGTCAACCTGCGCGTCCTCGCCGACAGCCACAACCTGCTCTGGCGCACGTCGGCCACGTACACCGACGACCTCGCCACCCGCGAGCAGACGCACGTCAACTACTGGACCTGGCTGCCCCACACCTGACCAGCTGGCCCCGCGCACACCGCCGGGGCCTGCGGCATGTCACAGCCCTGTCACAGCGGCCCCGCCCGCAGGGGAGTCCGGCACGCTGGCCCCATGGGTACTCGTATCGCCGCCGCGACCCTGACCGCGGCCGCGCTCCTCAGCCTGGCCGCGTGCAGCAGCGACTCCACCTCGGACTCCAAGCCGACCAGCACCCCAAGCACCACCGCCTCCACGACCACCGACGCGCCCATACCGACGCTGCCACCGGCGCCCACCGGCGCTACGCGGACCGCCTACCTCGCCGCCATCGCCGCCATCGACCCCAGCCTCACCGCCGACTCCGACCGGATCATCGACGCCGGCCGAGACCAGTGCCAGGCCCTCGACGACGGCGCGCAGAACACCGACCATCTCGCCGCCGTCCGCTTCGGCACCGACGACCACCAGCTCACCGACACCCAGGGCACGGCCATCAACGCCGCGCTACGTGCGACGCTCTGCCCAAAGAGCTGACTCCACCAGCCACCGCGCCCCCGAGCCGACACCGGCCGGGGGCGTGCCCATGCCCGAACCGCGAAGGAGAACCGTGGCTACCACCGCCGCGTACCTGATCGCCTACCGCAACGAGCTGCTGGCCGGCGGCATGAGCCCGGACGTCGTGGACGCCCTGGTCCGCGACGCCGCACACCTCGACGTCCAGAGCCGCGGCCTGCGGATCGCCCACCCCCGGGACGCCGACACCGCCCCCCAGGGCGACGAGACAGCCCCCCGGTAGCAGCATCCCCCGGAGGTGACCACCCGGTGCCCACACGCCCGCCCTCCCGATGCGCCGAACCGGGCTGCCGGGAGCTGACCACCACCGGTCGGTGCGACCAGCACAAGCGCACGCCGTGGGCCGGACGCGACGACAAGTCGGCGCGCTACGACGGCATCAGCTCCGGCGAATGGCGAGCGCTCAAGGCCCGCGTCAGCCGCCGCGACAACGGCTGCTGCTACGCCTGCGGCCTCAGCCCCGACGAAGACCCCGAAGCCGCAGAGCGCATGGTCCTGGACCACATCACGCCCATGAGCGAAGGCGGCTCGGCCCGCGACCTCGACAACCTCGGCCTCCTCTGCCCGACCTGCGACGAGATCAAGTCCAAGGCCGAGGCCGAGCGCGGCCGAGAACGCTACCTCGCCAGACGCCGAGCCACAGGCCCCTGACCTGCGGATTTACCCGGCCCCATCCCCCACCCCCCGGGGTAGGGGAGTCCAGATTTCCAGCCCCCCAGCCTGGGGCCCCGCCGCGGTCAACTCGACGCACGCCATCTCAGAATTGCGAACCGCCGTAGGGGCCCGCTACACCCCTGTGATCGACGTCTGTGCAGGTCATGGGAGGTGCACCATGGGGCGCACAGCCCAGCCCGCCGCGTTGAAGCTCCTCAAGGGCCGCGGCGAGGGCGTCGACTCCGGCGGCCGGAAGGTCAACGCGGGGCCGGCCTTCAAGCGCCTTCCGCCGAGTCCGCCGACCTGGCTCAGCAGGGAGGCGGCTGCGGAGTGGCGGCGGGTGGTTCCTGGGCTGACGAGGCTCGACCTGCTCAAGCCGGAGGACCGGGCAGTCCTGTCCGCCTACTGCGAGACCTGGTCGGTGTACGTCGCCGCGACCCGCCTGGTGAACGAGCAGGGCGTCATGAGCGAGGCAGTGACGGTTCGGCCCGACGGCTCCGAGTCCCGCCGGCCGATGGCGAACCCCGCCGTGGCCATCGCCCGGAACGCTGGCCGCGAACTGCGCGGTTTCGCCGCACAGTTCGGCCTGACGCCGAGCACGGAACAGGCCCTGGCGAGAGGGGCCGACGATGGGGACGAGGACAACCCGTTCGCCTGACCTTGAGGCGCCCGCGCCGAAGGTGCCGAAGGCGTACCTCGACCAGGACCTGCTCGACCGCCTCAAGCTCTCGCCCGAGGTCGCCTGGTACCTGACCGAGCGGGGCATCCCCCTGCCGGACTGCCCGCCGATGGTGAAGACGCCAGAGCCGCGGGATGTCCCGGGCGCTCGGTTCGATCCGGAGCGCGTCGACCGCGTGCTCCGGTCGTTCTCGCTGCTGCGGCACACCCAGGGCCAATGGGCCGGCCAGCCGCTGAGGCCGGACCCGTGGCAGGTCGCCTGGATCATCGCCCCGGTCTTCGGATGGGTGCGGTGGGACCAAGACGCCGACTCCTACGTACGGATCATCACCGACGCGTACGTGGACGTGCCCCGCAAGAACGGGAAGTCCACGCTCAGCGGCGGCATCGCCATCTACCTCACATGCGCTGACGGCGAGCCCGGGGCCCAGGTTGTTGCCGCGGCGACGACCAAGCACCAGGCGGGGTTTGTCTTCGCCCCGATCAAGGCCCTGGCCGAGAAGGCTCCGGCGCTCAAGGGCCACGTCAAGGCGCTGCAGGGCCGGATCGTGCACCCGCGGTCCGGCTCGTACTTCGAGGTCATCAGCTCGGCCGCGGACGCCCAGCACGGCGCCAACCTGCACGGCGGCGTCATCGACGAGCTGCACGCCCACAAGACGCCCGACCTGGTCGAGGTCATCGAGACCGGTACCGGCTCCCGTCGTCAGCCGCTCATTCTGATCATCACGACCGCGGACGCCGGCAAGCCGGAGACGATCTACGCCCGGAAGCGCCGGCGCGTCGAGCAGCTGGCGCGCGGCGTACTCACCGACCCCTCGGTGTACGGCGTCGTCTGGGGCGTGCCCCGGGACGCGGACCCGTTCATCGAGGAGACCTGGCGGGCAGCCAACCCCGGCTTCGGGGTGAGCCCCACCCGGTCATACCTGGAGCGCAAGGCCCGCGAGGCGCAGCAGAGTCCGGCGGACCTGGCGAAGTTCCTACGCCTGCACCTGGGTGTGCGGACTCGGCAGACCACGGAATTCCTGACGCTCTCCAGCTGGCGCGCGAACGCGGCCATGGTGGACGAAGGGGCGCTGGCCGGGCGGGAGGCGTACGGCGGCCTCGACCTCGCGTCGGTGTCCGACCTCAACGCCCTGGTGTGGCTCTTCCCGGACGACGCCGACGGGTCCCTCGACCTGGTGGTGCGGTTCTGGACGCCCGAGGACAACCTCGCCGCCCTGGACAAGCGCACGGCGAAGGCCGCGTCCAGGTGGGTGCGCGAGGGATGGCTACGGACCACGCCCGGGAACGTCACGGACTACGACGCCATCGAGTCCGTCATCCGCGCCGACCTGGACCAGTTCACGGTGAAGTCGCTCGGGTTCGACCGGTGGAACTCGACCGACCTGACCAACAAGCTGAGCGGCGAGCGGGCGCCGCTGGTCGGCGTCGGCCAGGGCTACAAGACCATGAGCCCCGCCCTCAAAGCGGTGCAGCGGCTGCTGCTGCTCGGCGAGCGGCAGGTGCGGCACGGCGGGCGGCCGACGCTCCGGCACCAGGGTTCCCCCGTGATGGCGTGGATGGTGGACAACTTGGCGGTGGCTACGGACCCGGCGGGCAATGTCAAGCCGGACAAGGCCAACTCGGCGGACAAGATCGACGGGATCAGTGCCCTGTGCGACGCGATGTCCGAGGTGCTGGCCCGCCCGCCGAAGAGGGTCAGCGCCTACGAGGACGGCGAGTTCGAGGTCATCTGAGAGGGGGCTGCTCATGGCGTGGTGGCGCAGGAAGGGCGGCGGTCTGCCGCGCGGCGCGGTGATCACCCCGGACGGCCTGCCGGTGACCGCGAAGGCGGCCCCCGTGACCGGTGGCGTGCTGGCGACGTTCGACGGGCTGGACAAGCCGTGGACGTACAACGGCACGCTCATCGTCCCGGACCCGGGCGTGCCGCTCGGCGCCTACTCGGGGGCGACCGCCTACGACGTGTGGCGCACACAGCCATCCGTGCGGAAGGTCGTGGACTACATCGCCCGGGCGCTGGCCACGATCCCGTGGCACGTCTACGAGCGCGTCTCGGACACCGACCGGCAGCGCGTGACAGATCATCCGCTCGCGCTGCTGCTGGCCGCGCCCGGGCCGGGCCGGTCCGCGTCGCGGCTGTGGCACAGCATCCTCGTGGACTACCTGATCCACGACCGGTGGGCCGCCACGCTGCTGCCCAGCGCGGACACCACCTCCGGGTGGGAGCTGCGCCGGAAGCCGGCCAGGAGGTTTCACATCCTGGCGGACGACGACGACCAGCCGGCCGCGCTGTACGTGGCCTACGGCGACGGCCAGGCCGCCACCGTGCCGATCGGCGCCGCCGGCCCGGCCGGCGAGCGGTACCTGTTCGACTCCGGCTACGCAGCCTGGGGAGCGGACGGCACCAGCCCGATGGAGACCCTTCGGCAGCTGCTCGCCGAGCAGTCCGAGGCCGTGGAGTACCGGCGGCAGGTGTGGAAGAACAGCGCGCGGGTGCCGGTCGTCATCGAGCGGCCCGCCGAGGCGCCTGCTTGGTCGGAGGGCGCCCGCACGCGGTTCCTGGAGGGATTCCGGCGGTTCGTCAGCCGCGGCGCCGAGGCGGGCGGCACGCCGCTGCTGGAAGACGGCATGACGCTGGCGAAGGTCGACGCGTTCTCCCCGCGGGACAACCTCGACATCGAGGGCCGGCAGCTCTCCGACGCCGAGGTCGCCTCGGCCTACCACATCCCGCCCGAGCTGGTCGGAGCCCGCGAGGGCACGTTCTCCAACATCGACGCGTTCCGGCAGATGCTCTACACGCACTCGGTCGGGCCCGACATCACCTTCCTCGAGGACGTGCTGAACAGTCAGCTTGTGCCGCTGCTCGCGGGTGGCCGGGCGCTGTACGTCGAGGCCAACGTGCAGGCGAAGTTGCGCGGCTCGTTCGAGGAACAGGCGTCGCTCTTGCAGACCGCGGTGGGCGCCCCATACATGCTCCGCAGCGAGGCGCGCGCGGTGCAGAACCTCCCGCACATCGACGGCACCGACGACCTGGTGACGCCGCTGAACGTCGTCACGGGCGGGCTCGCCTCGCCCACGGACACGGCGCCGAAATCCCGCGCCACCGGGCCGCTCCCAAAAGCGGCCGGCCGTCCAGCGCCAAGGCCGGGCGGCCCGACGACCTCGCCACGTTCGCGGCAGAGCGGGACGCCTTCACCGACGCCCTGACGGCGTGGGCGCAGAAGCAGGCTGACAGCCTGCTGGACCGCGCCGGGGCCAAGGCGGACGGGCCGCCGGACTTCTACGAGCTGTGGGCGGCATCGAGCCCGGAGCGGCAGGCGCAGTTGGCCGCGATCATCCAGGCGCACGGGTTCCGGCTCGCGCAGATCGGCGCGTGGTCGGTGCTGGACGTGTGGAACCCGGGCGCGGACGGCTGGTCGGCGGACGTGATGGAGGCGTGGCTGGCCAAGGCCGCTGCCTCGCACGCCGAGCAGTACGAGCAGGCCGGGCACGCGGCCGCGGTGGCGGCCGTGGCGGAGCCGGGCGACTGGCAGGACAACCTCCGCACCGGCATGGCCGCGTGGGTGTCGGCCGCGGCGACCCGGGCTGTGACGGCCTCGACCGAGGCCCGGTCGTTCGGGGGGCACGACGCGGCCGGCGCGTCCGGGCTGACCCGGAAGGTGTGGCGCACCGGCGGGCGCAACCCGCGGCCGTCGCACAAGGCGCTGGACGGCGAGGCCGTGGCGCTGGACGACGTGTTCGGCAACGGCCTGCGCTGGCCCGGGGACGGGCTCGGCGACGCCAAGGAGACCGCCCGCTGCAACTGCTCGCTGGACTACGAGAGGGAGGGCTGACGTGCCCCGCACCAAGGAGTGCCCGGCCCGCATCAAGGCTGCGGGCGAGGCCGACGGGCTCCAGCCCGGCCAGTTCACCGCCATCGTGTCGGTGTTCGGCAACGAGGACAGCGCCGGAGACGTGGTCGTGCCGGGCGCGTTCACGGACACGCTCGCCGACTGGGCGGCCAAGGGCGACCCGATCCCCGTCCTGTGGTCCCACGACTGGTCCGACCCGTTCTCCCACATCGGCGTCGTGGTCGACGCCAAGGAGACCGACGAGGGCCTGCTCGTCACCGGCCAGATCGAGGACCTGGACACCAACCCCACCGCCGCGCAGGTCTACCGCCTGCTGAAGGGCCGCAGGGTCACCCAGTTCAGCTTCGCCTACGACGTCCAGGAGGGCGCGTGGGTGGACACCGAGGACGACCAGTCCAACCCGTATGGCTACTACGAGCTGCGCAAGCTCCGGCTGTACGAGGTCGGCCCCACGTTGGTGGGCGCCAACCAGGAGACGGAGCTGCTGGCCGCGAAGGCGGACAGCCTCGTCCGCGGTCTCAAAGAGGGCAGGGTCCTCGCGCAGGCGCACGTGGACCGGCTCAAGGAAGCCCACCAGGCCCTCGGCGACGTGATCGCCGCGGCCGAGAAGACCAGCGAGCCGAAGGGCTCGCCCCCCGCGCAGACGACCGGCCAGCCGCCGGCCGAGACGCCCGCCACCGGCACCGAGCCGGCCGCGAAGTCGTCCGGCCTGTCGCCCGCCCAGGTGCGTGCGCAAGCACTCATCCGGAAGCACACGACAGGAGGGCGTCATGCCGACGCTGCGTGAGAAGCACCAGGCGGCCGTGTCCCGGCTCGCCGAACTCGCCGAGGCCGCGAAGGGCCGCGACTTCACCCCGGACGAGCTGGCCGAGGTCGACCAGCTCTCCGCCGAGGCCGACGACCTCGACACCCAGATCAAGGCCGCCGACACCGCCCAGGCGAACATCGCCCGGCTGACCGCCGGACAGACCCCGGGCGCGAAGGGCGCCGGCGACCGGCCCGCGCCGGTCATCGAGGCCGTGGTCGACCGCCAGGAGGCCGCGGACGCCCTCGCCTTCGGCGACGCGTTCGTGAAGTCCGAGGCGTACCAGGCGTTCCGCAAGAAGCACCCGAGCGGGTTCGGCGAGGGCACTCCGATCGACATCGGTCGCACCAAGGCCGGCAGCCTCAAGGGGTTCATGCGCGCCCGGCGCGGCCTCAAGGCCGATGCGGCGCCGCTCCAGGTCGGCATCGCCTACCCGCAGGCGGTCCGCCTGCCCACCGTCGACCTGACGGTGCCGCCGGACCTGACCCTGCTGGACCTGATCGACACCTCCGGCAGCATCGGCGGCAACTCGTTCGAGTACGTCCAGATCACGGCGGTGACGAACAACGCCGCGATCGTGCCGGACGAGATCCTGCCGGCCGACGCCACGGTCAAGCCCACCTCCGGCCTGTCCACCGCGCTGGCGACGGCGAAGGCGTACACCTACGCCGACGGATACACCGTCACCAACCAGATGCTCGCTGACGCGCCGGCGTTCGCCACGTACCTGAACTCCCAGCTCGGCGACAACATCAACGTCGTCATCGAGGACATGCTCCTGAACGGCACCGGTACGGACGGGCAGCCGTTCGGCATCATGAGCACCACCGGTGTGCAGGCGCAGGCGTTCGACACCGACATGGTGACCACGATCCGCAAGGCGATCACCAAGCTCACCGCGATCAAGAGCCCGATCACCGCTGTGGCCGTCAGCCCGGAGGACGACGAGGCGTTCGACCTGATGAAGGACGCGGACGGCCGGTACCTCGGCCAGGGCCCGTGGTCGTCCGGCCCCGGCACCATCTGGGGTCGTACCCGGGTCGTGTCGCAGTCCCTCCCGCAGGGCACCGCGATCCTCGGCAACTGGAAGACCGTGTCGCTGATGGACCGCGAGGGCCTGTCGGTGCTGGCGTTCAACCAGCACAAGGACTACGCCGCCCGCAACCTGGTGTACGTCCGCGGCGAGCTGCGCGCGGCGCAGGCGATCTGGAAGCCCGCGCAGCTGTGCGTCGCCACGCTCGCGGCTGCCGCGGGGTGATCCGCTGATGCCCGAGCACAAGATGATCATCATTGACGGTGTGCGGGTCCGGCCGGAGGACGCCGAGCGGTACGGCGGCGGGACGCGCGGGCAGATGCCGTCCGCCCCGCAGACGCCCACCACTCCGCCGGCGCCGGCAGCGCCGTTCGACCCGGCCAGCGCCGGCGTGCCCGAGGTGCTGGAGTACCTGTCCGGCGTCGGCCTGGCCGAGGCCACCCGCGTCCTGGACGCCGAGGCCGCCGGCAAGAACCGGGTGGGGCTGACGTCCAAACGCGAGCAGCTGCTGGCCGCCGCCCGCGAGCACGACGGGGCCAGCGGTGGCACTGCCACCTGACCCGTACCTGGCCGACCCGGCCGACCTGGCGGCGTGGCTGCCGGTGCCCGCGGACGACCCGAAGCTGCTCGCCGCCCTGACGGCGGCGAGCAGACGGTTCGCGGGCGCTGTGCGGCACCCCGTCCGGGCCGTCACCGGCGACACGGTGACCCTGTACGGGGACTGCACGGACCGGCTGCTGCTACCCGCCGCGCCGGTCCTCACCGTCACCTCGGTCACGGTCGACGGCACCGCGCTGGCCGCCGGCACCGACTACAAGGTGCGCCGCGATGCGGGCGTGCTGCGGCGGATCGGGGACGTGTGGCCGGACTGGGCCGAGGTCGACGTCGTCTGGGATCACGGGTACGACCCGATCCCCGGCGACGTCCAGGAGGTCGTCATCGACCAGGCTCGCACGATCTACCGGGTGCAGCCCGGTGTCCAGACCGTGCAGGCCGGCGGCGAGGCCATCACCTACGGCGTGCAGGCCGCCGTCGGTGTCACCGCGCAGTGGACCGCCGCGGTCGAGCGGTACCGGCTCAACCGGGGAGACAACGCCTGATGTGGGATCAGACCGTCACGCGGGTGCGCGCGGGCACGCGCACCGACCGCGCCGGCAACGCCGTCCCCGACTGGACCCTGGCCGAGCGCGTCGAGATCGGGCACCTGTCGGTGCAGCCCACCGTGCAGACCGAGAGCGCGGCGGCCGACCGGCCGGCCCAGGTCGTCACCGGCTGGCACGTCCTGTCCGATCCGGCCTACTCGGCGCCCGACGTGGTGGCCACCGACCGGATCGAGTTCGGCGGCCTCACCTGCGAAGTGGTCGGCGAGGTCGCGGCGTGGCCGGACCCGCTCGACGGCGGCGTCCACCACGTCGAATGGACCATGCAGCGCATCACCGGATAGGAGGTGACCGGCATGTTGGAGTCGCTCCGGCTCGACACCCGCGGCGTGCGCGAGGTGTTGGGCTCCCAGGAGATGCACGCCATGGTCAACGCGTTCGCCGGCCAACTGTCCCTGCGGGTGCGCGCGCACCTGCCGGAGGACGCGCAGAACACGCCCGTCACGGTGCGGCCGTACACCACGGACCGCGGCGCCGCCTCGGTCACCGTCCAGGACGTGCGGGCGATGGCCTGGCAGGCCCGGGACGGCATCCTGACCCGGGCCGCGGGCGAGATAGGCGCCGAGGTCCGCGCCTGGGGATCGTAATGGGCCGCCCGCTGGTGGTGTTCGCGGACGTGCAGGCCGCCGCGACGGGATTGCTCCGGGACGCCCTCGCCGGCCGCGCCGAGCCCTACGCGGCCGGGGCGACGGTGGGCACGATCGTCCCGCCGGACCGCTCGACCGACCTGCCGCACCTGCCCTACGTCCTGGTCGCCAAGGACGCCGACCTGCCGCACACCTCGATGGCCAACGCCCGCTGCACGCTCCGCGTGACGATCTGGCACGCCGACGCCGACCAGGCGCACGACCTCGCGCAGCTGTGCCAAGGTCTGCTGCTGGTGCACTCCGGCGACGTGATCCGCAGTTGCCGACCGGCGACCGGCCCGATTCCTGCCCGCGACAGCAGCGGCACCGATCTGTCTACGTTCACGGTGCTGGCCAACGTCCGGCCCACCGTCCTCACTCCGTAAAGAGGTCCACATGGCAACGATCGACGCCAATGCAGAGGTGGCCTGCGCAGAGTTGAGGGGAAAGTGGCCCTGTTCCGTTGAGGGCTGCCCCCGCCCCGCCGTGGTCGCTCTGACGTTCCACGGCCAGTACGGACACATCCACGACTGCGCCCCGTGCGCTGCCGAAGCCCGTGAGTGGTACGACGTGGCTGCCAGTGCACCGCTGCCCTGTCCTTATTCGCACGGCGACGGTACGACCTGGATTGATTTCCCGCCCGACCTGGCCTGACGGCCGCCCCTCACTGCGGCACCTCTACCACGCACCACTGACACAGAAGGAGGCGCCGCATGTCCGGCGACCCCACCAAGGCGAATCTCTGGACCGACGCCGACGTGTACGTGTCCACCAACCTGTCCGCCGCCCTGCCCGCCAACGCCAACGAGCCGTTCGGCGCCGACTGGAACCTCGTCGGACTGCTCGACGGCGACGACGGTTTCCCCGAGACCCGCGACGAGGACACCAACGACCTGTTCGCGTGGGGCGGCATCCTGGTCAGGACGTCTCGCCAGCACTTCAAGTTGACGAAGTCGTTCACGGCGCTGGAGGACAATGACACCACGTACTCCCTGATCTGGCCGGGGAGCACCCCGGACGTGATCAAGGTCCCCAAACCCGCCCGCGTGCTCGTTGGCTTCGAGACCCGCGAGGGCGACAAGGGCAGGCGGCTGATCACCGCCCTGTACGCCGAGGTGAGCCTCGACGGCGACCATGGCGAGAACGAGTCCGATCTCGAGTCGGCCACCCTGGCCTGCGTGATCTTCCCGACCGCCGACGGCGACCTGTTCCATCGGCAGTCCACTCCGCTGATCAGCAGCCTGACCGTCACGCCGGACACGCTCGGAGTGGATGTCGGCCAGATCGGCGCGCTGACCGCCGTGGCCGACTACTCCGACGACTCGACCACCGTCGCCACGACGGGCGCCACCTGGACGTCGTCCGACCCGACGATCGCCACCGTCTCCGCCGGGTTCGTGACCGGCGTCGCGGCCGGCCAGGCCACCATCACCGCGTCTTACAGCGGCCAGACCGACACCTGCACGGTCACCGTCACCGCCGCATGAGACCCCGGGGGCGCGGTGTTCGTCGCGGTTCGGCCGCGCCCCCGGCACCACCTGAACCGCGACACCACCGCGACAGGAGCCCGCCCGTGCTGACGTTCACCGAGGACGAGATCAAGGCCAAGGCCGTACAGCTCGGCATCATCGACCGACCGGACCGGGCGATGCCGCCAGAGGTGCGGTCCCGCGTCAAGGCCGCGTTGGTGGAAGAGCGCCGCGCCGCCGAGATGGCCGCCCGGCCGGCCGACGACGGCCCATACATCGGCGGCCAGATCACCATCCGGCCCGGCGCCGGCATCGAGCTGGACGGCGAGCGGCTGCCCGCCGCGGCCGAGCCCGTGGACATACGCGTCAGCACCGACCCGGCCGTGCCGTCCACCGTGCGCCTGACCCTGCTCGCACACACCGTCCAGACCATCAAGGAGTAGCCCAGTGGCCACCACTCGAACCGCGGCCGCCGCCGATGCGGTGTTCGACTTCAACCTGTCCGCCGTCAAGGCCGAGACCAACCTCGCTCCCTTCCGCTTCATGTGGAAGGACGCGGCCGGTAGGGATCGCCGGTACACCATCCAGCACATCGACGCCCTCGATACCTGGCCCGTGCTGGAGAAGGCCGAGGGCGGCGATGTAGCCGCGATGCTGGGCATGTTCGAGGTCGGCATGTCCGCCGAGGACTGGAAGGCCTTCCGGGCCGCCCCGATGCCGCGCTTCAAGCTCCAGGCGCTGTGGAAGGCGTACCAGTCGCACTGCGGGGCGGACCTGGGGGAAGAGCAGGCCTCCGCCGACTCCTGAGCGACCATCGGGACGAGGTCGAGGCCGACCTACGCGAGCACTACGGCGTGCGCCTGGGCGACCTGTGGCGCCGGGACGCCGCCGGATGTCCGCTGCTGACATGGCGGGAACTGGGTGTGCTGGTACGGCAGCTCCCCGCGGGCGCGCGCACGCGCATCGCGCGGGGCGACACAGACAGCCTGTGGGGGCTCGCCGAGCACCTGCAGGCGGTCGTGATCGATGAGCTGCGGATCGCCGCGTGGCAGCGCGCCAACGAGGGCGTGAAGAAGGGCCAGCAGTCGAAGCCGCCCAAGCCGTTCCCGCGGCCCGGCGTCGGCCGCAAGAGCGACAAGAACAGCCCGCAGCGGCAGGCAAAGCGGGCGGACGCCCGCCGCCGGGCCGCGGCGCGCCGGACTGCTATCGCCCGCGGCGAGATCACCTGAGCATGTGAGGGGGCGATCAGAATGCCCAACGTCGGGTACGCCACGTTGCAGGTCATTCCCAGCGTGCGGGGGATCGCCGACGACCTGCGCCGGCAGTTGGTCGGGCCCGCGCAGGAGGCTGGCCAGCATGCGGGCGAGGAGTCCGGCGGCGGGTTTAGAGAGGCGTTCGAGGGCGCCCTCGCCGCCCTCGGCGTCGAGGCCATCGCCGAGAAGGCGGCCGAGGCGTTCTCCGAGGCATGGAACGAGGCTCTGGAGCAGGGCCAGATCGTCAACAAGCTCAAGGCGTCGCTGGGCGCCAGCAACGCGCAGGCGGCGCAGTACGGGAAGATCGCGGGCAAGCTCTACAGCTCCGGCGTGTCCGACAGCTTCGAGGACGCCGCCGAGGCCATCAAGAACGTGGCGCAGGGCGGCCTCGTCCCGCCCGGCGCCACGAACAAGCAGCTCCAGAGCATTGCCACCAAGGCGAGCGACGTAGCGAATACATTCGGGCTGGATTTCGAGTCCGTCACGAACGCCTCGTCCCGCCTGATTGCCACCGGGCTCGTCAAAAACACCGACCAGGCATTCGACCTGATTGCCACGGGGTATCAGCAACTCGGCCCCAAGGCCGACGACCTGCTCGATACGTTCAATGAATACTCGGTCCAATTCAAGAAAATGGGCCTGTCCGGGCAGACCGCGCTCGGCCTCATCGACCAGGGCATCAAGGGTGGCGCGCGCGATACGGACCTCGTGGCGGACGCCATCAAGGAATTCTCGATCCGCGCGGTCGACGGCTCGGCGACCACGATCGCCGGGTTCAAGGGCCTGGGCCTGTCCGCGAAGGGCATGGCCGAACAGATCGGCAAGGGCGGCAAGGGCGCGGCGGACGGGCTCCAGACGGTCCTGGACCGGCTGCGCAAGGTGCCCGACCCGGTCAAGCGCGCGCAGCTCGCCACCGATCTGTTCGGCACGCAGGCCGAGGACCTCGGCAGTGCCCTCTTCAAGCTCGACCCGTCCAAGGCCACCAAGGCAGTCGGGAAATTCGGCGGGGCTGCAACACAGCTCGGGAAAGACCTGCGGACCGGACCGAGTTACCAGGTGACGCTCTTCAAGCGCACGCTGCAACAGGGGTTCGTGAATTTCCTCGGCTCCAAGGTGATCCCGATCATTTCCAAATGGGGCGGGGCGTTCGATAAGGACGTGCTGCCGCCGCTGGAAAAGGTCGGCGGCATCCTGGACACCGATTTCCTGCCGGCCGTCAGAGGCACCGTGTCCGTGATCGCTGGAACGGTCGACTGGTTCCGCAAGTGGGGCTTGTACCTCGTTCCACTGGTAGTCCTCGTGGGTGGCCTGACATTGGCGCTGAACGCCCAGGCCATCGCCTCAGGGATCAGCACTGCGGCTACCTGGCTTGGGGTCACCGCGCTCGATGCCGCCGAGGCTGCCACGGGCGGTTTCACGGCGGCGCAGACACTCCTCAACGCCGTGCTCGCGTTGAATCCGATCGCGCTGGTGGTCATCGCCCTGGTGGCGCTCGGCGCCGCGTTCGTGGTGGCCTACAACAAGAGCGCCACGTTCCGGGCTATCGTGCAGGGCGCTTGGGCGGGGATCGAGGCCGGCGCGAAGGATGTCGCAGGCTGGTTCACCGGGTCGTTCCTGCCGTTCTTCACCAAGACGATCCCGGGGGCGTTCAACGCCACCATCGGGTGGGTGCGGGCGCACTGGCCGCTGTTGCTCGGCATCATCACCGGGCCGATCGGCCTCGCCACGGTGTACGTGGTCACACACTGGCACCAGATCTCCAGCGGCATCAGCTCGGCGTGGGGCACGATCAAGTCCCACACCCTGACGCCGATGGAGACGTTCTTCACCAAGACCGTGCCTGGCTGGGCCAGCACCCTCAAGAGCAAGGTCGTCGGCGCGTTCACCTCGGCCGCGACGGACGCGGGCAAGGGCTTCGGGAAGTTGGAGGGGCTGGCCAAGAAGCCGGTCTCGTTCGTGGTGAACACGGTCTACAACGACGGCATCGTGGGCGTCTGGAACAAGATTGCGGGCGCGTTCGGCGCGAAGAAGCTGAGCACGTACAAGTTCGCGACCGGCGGCATTCTGCCCGGTTACACGCCGGGCCGGGACGTACACCTCGCCGCGCTGTCCGGTGGCGAGGCCATCATGCGGCCGGAGTGGACGCGCGCGATGGGCCCCGGCTACGTCAACTCGATGAACGCGCTCGCGGCCCGTGGCGGCGTCCCGGCAGTACAGCGGGCGATGGGCGGCGCCCTGCCCGCGTATAACGCCGGCGGCATCTTCGGGTGGGTCGGCTCGGCAGCGAACGCGGTCGCGGGCGCCGGCAGCGCGGCGTGGAAAAAGGCGAAGCGGGCGGAATCCTGGATCAAGGACACGTTGGCCGCCAGTGCGCGGGCGGGCGTGAACGCGGTCGTGGACCCGCTCATCGCCCGTATCCCGGGCGCGGGCAAGTTCGGCGACCTGGCCCGCCGCATCCCCAAGGCGGCCGTAAACGCCCTGTTCGGGTACGCCGACACGGCCGACAAGAAGGGTGCGTCGAGCACCACGGCGTCTGGCTACCATGCGTCGACGTCGCAGGCGCAGTCCATCGCCCGGACGCTGCTCGGGCGGTACGGGTGGGGCCCGGGCCAGATGGCGCCGCTCACGGCGTTGTGGAACGGCGAGTCCGGGTGGCGCTGGAACGCGCTGAACAAGGGCAGCGGCGCCTACGGCATCCCGCAGTCTCTGCCCGCGTCCAAGATGGCCAGCGCCGGCAAGGACTGGCGGGACAACGCCGCGACGCAGATCAAGTGGGGCGAGGGCTACATCAAATCGCGGTACGGGTCTCCGGCTGCGGCGTGGGCGGCGTGGTCCGGTCGGTCGCCGCACTGGTACGACGCCGGCGGCCCGCTCGGCACAGGCCTGACGCTGGCCGCCAACGGCACCGGCAAAACCGAGATGGTGCTGACGGACCAGCAGTACAGGGCGGCTGCGGCGGCGGTGCGGTACGCGACCGCGCAGGCGCAGGCGCCCGCCGGTGGCAGGCCGGCCGGGCAGGGCCTGGCCGATGCGCTGGCCGGAATGACGGTGGTGGTGCAGGTCGGGAACGAGCCGATCGCGGCCGTGGCCCGCACCGAGGTGTACGCGGCCACCGGTGAGCTGGTGGCCGTACTCAACGCGGGCGGAGGGCAGTCCTGATGGCGATCCCGGGCAACCTGCTCAGCCAGGTGACGGAGAGCGTGGACCCGAACACCTCCGGGTGGACGGCCATGCTCAACGCCACCATCTCTCTCGGGGCCGGCGGCCGGAACGGGGATGGCTGCCTGACCATCACGTCGGTGGCCGCCGGGGAGATGCGGGCCCGCACGGTGTCGTCGTACCTGGTCACCGAGGGCACGGTGTACGAGGCGTTCGCGGACGCTGCAGGCAGCACGGTGCCGGAGCGGATCGGGATCCGGTGGCTGACGGCCGCCGGGTCGGAGGTCAGCATCACGTGGTCGGCGCCCACGGATGCCGCGTCGACGAGCTGGCACCGCGTCATCGTGGCCGGGCCCGCGCCTGCGAGCGCTGTGCGGGCCCAGGTGGTGATCTCGTCCACGCCGGCCGCCGCGGGCGTGACCACCTACGCGGAGAACGTCTACCTCGGCCTGCCGCTGCGGACACTGGGCAATCTGCTGCCGTTCAATGCCGAGAGCCCAGAGGTGGACGCCTCGGCGTGGACGGTGGACGCCAACGCGACACTCACCCGGTCGGTGCCGGCCTACTCCTGGCCCGTCGACTACTACCTCGGCGGCGGCCACATGCTGACGCTGACCGCGACGGCGGCCGGGGACGCCTCGATCCGCACCGCGGACCCGGCCCCCGCGACGGCGGGCATCGAGTACGTGGTGTTCGGATACCTCAACCCGCCGTCGAGCGCGGCCGTGTGCTGGCTCGAGGTGCGGTTCGTGGACGACTCCGGGAACACCCTGGCCAGCCAGCGCGGGGTGCTGGACTCCCCGGGCACCGGCGTGTACCGGCAGATCGCGTCCGGGACCGCGCCGGCGGGCACCACGGGCGTGGTCGTCGCGGTCGGTATCACCGGCGCCACGGCCGGGCAGGTGCTGCGCGCGGACGCCATGGCGGTCGTGCCGGCCTCGCAGGTGGCCGCCGCGGGCCTGCTCGGCGGGCGGCCGTCCGGGACGGTAGTGCCGTTCGCGGACAGCGAGTTCGAGCAGGGCGCAGGCAGCTGGCAGGTCACCGCCGGGGCGGCCACCATCGCCCGTTCGTCCCCGTGGGGCGCGCTGGCGATCGGCAACTCCTACAGCCTCCAGATCACCGGGGACACGGCGGCGAGCACGGTCACCTCGGGCCGCTGGCCGCTCGGCGACGTGCAGGTCGGGCAATCGTGGGCGTTCGCCTACGACCTGCACGTTGCCGCGGCTGGCTGGACGTTCCAGGACCACATCACGTGGTACGACGCGGACGGCACGGTGATCCAGACCGACGACGGCGACTCGTACACGCTGCCATCGGCCGGCTGGTGGATGAACACCACCACCTACACCGTCCCGTCGGGCGCGGCGATGTCGGTGTCGGGTGCGGTCACCGTGACGGCCCCCAGCGCTGGCATCGCGGCTCTGGACCGGGTCAACTTCGGTGTCGCACTGCCGATCACCACGCTGGTGGTCGACGCGGCCACCGCGAGCGTGACCCTGACGCACCGGCAGCTGACGGTGGGCTGGCTGATCAGCGTGTGGCGGCAGGACGCTGCCGGCCAGCGGACGCTGGTGCGCGGCCCGGCCGGTCTGCTGGACGGTTACCAGATCCAGGCCGAGACGATGGTCATCACGGACTACGAGGCGCCTCTCGGGGTGCCGGTCAGCTACTACGCGGAGGTCCGCGACAGCAGCGGCGCCATCCAGGAGGTCGCGGAGTGGACGGCCGTGACGATCCCCGCGCCGGACACGTCCTCGGTCTGGCTGAAGGACCCGGGCAACCCCCAGCGCAACCTCCTGCTGATGGTGCCGGCCGGTGGCGGCCCCGACCTCCAATACCCAATGGACACCGCCGCCTACGTCGTCAAGGGGCGTCGCAACAAGGTCACCCTGCACGGCATCCGGAACGGCGGCGAGGGCGACATGCAGGTGATCACCCGCTCGGACGATGAACGGGCCGCGCTGGATCTGCTGTTGTCGTCCGGGAACGACCTGCTGCTGCAGGCCGCGCCGACCGCCGACCTCGATGTCGCCTATGTCAGCGTCGGGCAGGCCACCAAAGCCCGCGGCTCACAAGACTCCACGGACGCGTGGCGGACGTGGACGCTGCCGCTGGTCGAGGCGGACATGCCGGTCGCGGTCGGCATCGCCACCTCCACGGGCCGCACCTGGCAGGACATCCTCAGCGAGTTCGCGACCTGGCAGGAGGTGCGGGACACGTTCGCCACCTGGGAGGACGTGCTCCTCAACCGCCGGAAGGGGTAAGCCGTGTATCCCGTCTCTGACCGGTTCCTGGCCCGGCTGGCCGAGGGCTACACCTACATCACGCGCGTGACGCTGTTCACGACCTCCGGGCAGGTCCTCGACATGCCGCACACCGGCGGCTCCGTGGTGGTGGACCGCTCCCAGGCGATCCGTCGCACCTGCACCGTGACCGGCTGCGATACGAGCATCATCCCCATCACCGCCGCCGACCAGGTCTCCACCTACGGCGCGCGGCTGCGCATCGAGGCCGGCGTCGACTACGGCGACGGCACCCAGGAACTCGTGCCCCTCGGCCTGTTCCGGCTCGACTCCAACGGCGGCGACCCGACCCTCGGCCCGGTCACCCTCACCGGCAAGGACCCGTCGGCGATCGTCGACGACGACCTGTTCACCGCGCCCTACACCGCCAGCGGCACCGTCGTCGGCGCGATCACGGCGCTGATCCTCCGCTCGATCCCGGACGCCGAGATCTCCAGCACCATCACGGACGCGCCGATCGGCGCCCGCACCTGGAACATCGGCGACAGCCCCTGGTCGGCCGCCCAGGAGATCGCGAGCGCGGCGGGCGCCGAGGTGTACGTCAACGCCGATGGCGTGTTCACCATCGCGGTCCTGCCGGACGTACTGTCGCAGCCGCCGGTGTGGACAATCGCCGCCGGCGAGGGCGGCGTCTACATCTCCGCCACCCGGCAGATGTCGTCCGACAACGTGTTCAACGGCGTGCTCGCGCAGGGCGAGGACGCCGGCAGCGCCGCCCCGCCCGTGTCTGCCCTGGTGGTGGACGACGACCCGGGCAGCCCCACCTACTGGGACGGCCCATACGGGCACCGGCCCACGGTCTACTCGTCCTCGGTCCTGACGACCACCAGCGCATGCCTGAACGCGGGCCGCCAGCAGCTGGCCGCGGCCCGCGCCCCGAACAGCAGCGGCGACCTGTCCAGCCTGCCAAACCCCGCGCTCGCCGAGGGCGACGTGCTGCGCGTCCTGCACCCGGGCGGCCTCGCCGAGCTGCACCAGGCCGCCGCATTCACCGTGCCCCTCGCCGTGGGCGGCGATTTCCCCATCACCAGCATCTCGGCGAAAGAGGACGCATGAACGGCCCGAGCGGCCTGCGCGTACACCGCAACCTCGCTGCCGCCCTGCGACAGCACGCCGCCCGCTCGGCCGCCACCACCGGGCCGCTCTCCCGGACCAGCACCATCCAGCGCGCCACCGTCGCCAGCGTCAGCAGCGACTCGACGGTCGTCACCACCGCGGACGGCATCCCTGCCCTGCGACTGGCCTCCTACACAGCCCCTGCCACCGGCGACGTGATCCAGATCGCCTCAACCGCCACCGGCGCATGGGTCGCACTCGGCCGCCTCGCCGCCACGGCCGACTCCGGCACCTGGACCGCGCTTCCGGCAGGCACCGGCTACACGGCCCTGTCCGGCTACCAGACCCCGCAGTACCGGGTGGTGGGCGACACGGTGCAGCTGCGCGGCTCCTACAGCAAAGGCACCAGCACGGTGACATACGGCGACGTGTTCGCGGTACTGCCCGCCCAGTGCCGGCCGCCCGCCGACACCGACGTGACGCTGGTCTGCAACCAGGGCAGCAGCGGTGCCACCAACGGCGCCTGCCGCGGCATCATCCGCGCGGCCACCGGCAACATCGAGCACCGCGGCCCCACCGCCGGCTCCTTCGTCTCGATCCCGCCCATGAACCTCTGGACCACCTGAAGGGAGCCGCCACATGCCCACCCCAGACCCCTACGGCCAGGGCATTCAGATCGCCTCACTGACCGACGCACCGGACGCGGGAACGCTCGCGCAGGCCCTGGCCGGCCTCGGCTCGACGCTGCTGCCCCACACCGTGCTGTGGTTCGCCTCGGCGGCAGCCCGCGCCGCCGCACTGGTCGACGACACCGCACCCATCACGGGCATGGCCACCTACCTGACCGACGTACACCAACTACAGGTCTACGACGGCACCACCTGGGCCGTGCCCACGCCGCCCGTCACGACCTCCAACGACGGCGCAACAGCAGCCGCCGGATTCTCCCTGGTGTCGTTCTCCGGCCGCACCAGCGGCCACATCACCACCGTCAACGCCACCTGGACCAGGACTGCGGGGAACATCCTGTCGGACTCCAACGGGAACATCCCCGACACGGTGATGGGCAGCCTCCCGGCCGCTTTCTCCCCGCCGGAGACGATGTACGGCCACGTCGGCGACGGGTTCGGCCTGGGCGAGGTACAGATCGGCACCGACGGCACCGTGACCGCCCGCGCCTGGTCCAGCAACGGCGCCTCGGGAACGAACTGCGGCATCATCCAGGACCGCAACATCCGCCTCACCGCGACATGGGTAGGCGCCTGATGGCCGCCCCGCAGCCGGTCACCCCACAGCCCGACCCCACCGCGGCCGACACCGAGACGCTGGTCGACCTCGGCCTGCTGCCACCACAGCCCACACCCGAGCCACCGCCCCAGGAGAGTGCCTCGTGACGGTCCACGGCGTCGACGTCGCCTCATACCAGCCCACCAACTTCCCCACCTCCGGCCAGGCCTTCGCCTTCGTCAAAGCCACCGAGGGCACCGGGTACGTCAACCCGCTGCATGCCGCGCAGGTGGCGCACGCCCGCGCCACGGGCCTGCTGGTGGGCCACTACCACTTCGCCCGGCCCGGGTCGGCGGCCGACCAGTCCGCGTACTTCCTCAAGCACGCCGCCCCCAAGGACGGCGACCTGCTCGCCCTGGACTGGGAGGACGAGGACGTGTCCGGGGCGGCGAAGGACGCGCTGCTGCGGCGGATCCAGCAGGATGCCGCCGCGCACCGGGTGCTCCTGTACTGCAACCGCGACTTCTGGCTCAACCGGGACACGACCTCGTTCTGCGGGGACGGCCTGTGGATCGCCGACCCGTCGTCCAGCGCCGGCCACCCGCGGGTGCAGCACGCGTGGACCGTGCATCAGTACAGCTCCAGCGGCGGCATCGACCACAACGTCGCCGCCTTCGCCGACCGGGCCGCGCTCGCCGCGTGGGCCGCCAAGACCACCAGCACGAGTCCCCAGGAGGACGACGACATGCCCACAGCGCAGGAGATCGCCGAGGCCGTCTGGCAGTGGGACGGCGTGCCCGCGAGCAGGCCGCCGTACCAG